TAGCAGTAGTGGGATATTCCTGCTCAAAGGTCACTGGGAATCTTTCAAGGAAGGCTTCATTGAGCACGTTAGTTCCAATGAATCGTCCGTCGTCTGAACCTTTACCTTTAGTGTTTGCGGTTGCGATGACGTTGAAACCTGCAGTGGGGTGTACAAACTTCCCAATTTTTTTGAGAAAGACTCCATTTCCTTCAAGGATACTTTGGAGACAGAGAATTTTATTAGAGGCAAGGTCGATCTCGTCAAGGAGCAAGATAGCTCCTCGCTGGAGTGCTTCAATGACTGGGCCATTGTGCCAGACGGTAGCGCCATCAACAAGGCGGAAACCGCCAATAAGATCATCTTCATCTGTTTCAATAGTAATGTTTACACGGATAAGTTCTCTTCCGAGTTGAGCACATGCTTGCTCCACAGAGAACGTTTTACCATTACCCGAAAGACCCGTAATGAACGTTGGATAGAACAAACTGGACTTAATAATCTTTTTAATATCAGCGAAGTTACCAAAGCTGACGAAGTTATCATCTTTTGCAGGAATAAGGTTTTGCTCTACTGCAGGAATTGCAGTTGGTGCCTGATAGGTCTGTTCTAATTTTTCAGTAACAGTTAGGTTCCACTTACCACGACCAATTTTATAGTCGGTCAGTTTATTAGAAACGGTCTGATAGTTGCAATCATTGATCATACACCATGCTTTGATATCTGCACTGGTAACAGACTCTCCGTAGAGATCTTGAAGAGAGTTAACGATGCCTTCTTTAGAAAGACTCATTTGGTTTGTTTGAACTGAAGTCATTATAGGATAGGAAAGGGGGCCACGGACCCCCATGTGGTCACTTATTGTACTGTCCATATTTGTATCTCATGGCCTGAAGTAGATATGCCTGAGATAAAGATTTAGGACCATTGGTGAGGATCTCTATGACCTTAGGATCCTTCTCTGATGCTTTTGCTATTTCTTTCCAGTCTCTTTTCTTTGTCATGCAACCAAAGAAATAAATTCGCCAAGAACTTTCTTATTTAGTTTCTTAGTTTTGAGAGATTTAATGAATGCTGATTTGATCTTTGCCTTAGTTGCATCATCGTCAACCTCAAACTCAGAGTCTTGAGAGAGTGTGTTTGAAGAAAGTCCAAAGTACGCATGATATCCAGAATTTTTGATCGTAAAACTACGAAGTTTCTTCCAGTCACTATAAACTTTCTGGTATTCGTTAGTAAACTGATCATAGTACATCTTGATAAAACTATTAGCATCACGGCTCTCAAGAACACGGATACCAACAAAGTTGACCGTGGGGAAGTTATCTCTAAGATTCTGAAGCATTAGATCAGAGAATCCATGCCACCCATAAGGAATTTGGTATGTGTTACCAGTCTTACGATCTCTGAGGAAAGAACCACCATGAAGTTGACGACGGCCCATGTATGGTTCATCTTCCCAATGACGCTGAACTTGAACATGATGGGTAAGGTGAGCTGCTTCACCGTCAGTCAAGATGATGCACTGAACTTTCTGAACTTTATTTTCTTTCTGAAACTCTGGAAGAATCTGATGCAAGCAAACCAGAGTTTCATTCAGAGGTGTTCCAGACAAACTTAAACGAACAGGAGTAGAGTATCCACTATGGTAGAAGTCAGAAAATGATTTTGCAATCCTCCAGATGTTGATCATCTGATGTTCCAGTTGCTTACCGTTCACTTTACTGGTGAACATATTCATAAGAGAAAAATCTTCAGAGACGGAAAGAAGATTCTCTTTCTTTTCATAAGATAGAGTTCGATCAGCAGGAAAGATAACCTCTCCAGTTTCATAATTATACTCAGGTTTCTTCCACTCATTCGTGAAAGCATAGACCTCAAAGGGAATAGAAACTTTCTTACAGAACCACATCAAATTATAGAGCTGTTTGATTGTGTCAAGCAGAACCCGAGACATAGATCCACTCCAATCAAGAATAAAAACAAGACCATGGTTCTTACCATCAGGAAGAACTGTTACCTTCTTGAATAGATCCTCATTGAACTTATATGTATGAAGATTTCCACAATCAAGAACGCCAGTGCGAGAGGTGGTAGCACGAGCATAAGAGTCTGCTGCTTTCTTACACTCAAACTCTTTAACCAGATAGTTAACTTCTTTTTGCGAGGATCGCTTAAACTTTACAAAGTCCTGGTCTACCGTCTCAAAAAGATTGCGAGTGAACTGATTTTGTTGATAGTTGAACCAGTTATCAATTTCACGATGAACATCAGAGTTTTTTGCAATAATGTACTTTAGATTTACTTTGGGAATTTCTACATAAACATTCTCTTTACCATCAAGATTCACAAGTTCGTTCAAATTATCTGCCAAAGAATCAGCAGTCTGAACTTCAGGTTCATCTATAGTCGGTGCAGATTTATTCGCAGGCTCGCTCTCGGCAACATCACTCTGCTCTTCGTCTTCACCCGATGAACCCTCACCAGGGTTGTCATTCTGATCCTCTACCAAATCATTTGCTGGTGAATCTGAATCACCACCTTTTTGAGGTGGAGGAGTGATGTCAGAAACTTTTTCTTCTTGCTTCTTCTTACAGAACTTATACAGAGTCTCAGCAGCAATCAACACATCCGCGAAAGTTTCCGTTGATGCGATTAGATCAATAATCTCATGTTCATCTTCAGTAAACTCAAGATCTATAAAATTACCAATCTTAAAGTATAGATTTGCACGATCAGCAAGATTGAAATCAGAAATATCATCATCAGATATAGAAAAGAAGTCCTGCTCATTAAGTTCTCGATATCCGTTGAAAAAAGTCTTTGCAAGTCCCATGTACTTGCGCTTCATTAGTTTCTCAATACGAGCATCCTCAACAACATTCACAAACTGAGGGGGAACCTTTATGGTCTTCAACCAGTTCTCATCAGGGGTGAACAGTGCATGGCCAACTTCATGACCTACCAGAAGATCATACACTGTATTGCTTGCCCTTTCCCACATCGGCAGAGTCAGAACACGAGTATGAACATTAAAGCAAGCAGTCTCAACTTGCTTGTGCTCCACGATCAGATCCTCAGTGGCAAGCAGTTTAGCGAGTTGGGACTTGATCTCGTGTTTGACAGACATCAGAGTTCTTTGCGTATGCACCTATAATACCAAACCCCCACCTTATGGCGGGGGTATTAGGTGACAGTTCTCCAATTGGTTGGTCTCGGTCAGGTTAAAATTGCTCTGCAAATACGTTTACATGTTGATTGGTCGTCACTACAGTCGATTAAACATTCGTAATAATCGTTGATTTGATCGCTCTCCTCCATTGTAGTGTCCAGAGTTTGACTAAGTTTATTAAGACTTTTAGTCCAGTCTGCTAATTGATTAAATGATACTAGATTGTGCATGATGCTCTCCTCATGAAAGAAATAACAAAGGGAGTTTACTACATCCATTTCTCCAATTCTGTTATTATTTAGTCAGCGTATGCTAACTTAATGAAGTTTTTGTCAAATTTAACATTATCGATAGGTGACGCAATTATTCTTTACAATACCTTATGAGAAAATCCTTTAACTTTCTCAAAACGCATCACATTATCAAACCTGTCTTCCAGACCAGACTTGTGGGAGATGACAAAGATGTTCGCATCCTTTACAACGTACTTAATAATCTTGAGAAATTCTTCCGTCCCAAATCCATCAAGAGAGCTGTCAAAGACTTCATCCATGATGAGTAGATTTGTATTGACAGAGTTCTTCATCCTTGCTACCTCTCTCCAGGTAAACAAGAGTGCCAGGTCGATTCTCATCTTCTCTCCCTCGCTGAAAGAAGCATAAGAAAAATCTTCATGAATTGGGGACTGAACGGTTTCGTTAAACTCTTCATCAAGAGTAAAGTTTATGTAGAAGTCCATCATCTGTAGATAACGGTTTACTTGCTGATTGATCAGCGGTAGATACTTCTTGATGATTTTGGATTTAACTCCACCGTCTTTTAGTAAACTATACGAAAAATCGTAATAGTTAATGGTGTCCTTCCTTGAAGATAATTCGTCGTATGTAGTTTTTAGATTGTTCTTGAAGGTTTCTAACTTCTCATGTTCAGTATTTCTGTTTGCAAGTTGGTCGGTAGTTCTTTGAACTTCCGATTCCAGACTACTGATTTGTCTTTGACATCCAGTAATCCTAACATTGTTCTGAGAAATGTCATTATTGAGTTTTGAAATCTCCTTCGATAGGGCAGTGAATTGACGCTCTCGCTCTTCTTCGTCTTTAATTGCTTCTTCCAGTTCTTTATAACCGGTTTGCAACTCCTTTGCTTTAACTTGAGCGTCCTTGATTCTATTTATTCTAAAGGTCTCTTCAATGTCCTGATTGCAGGTAGGACAAACCGTATGTTCCGTAAAAAATTTATGCTCCTTAGTAATCGTTGATACCTTGTTAGAAATCTTACCTTTTAGTTGGCCAAGTTTACGAAGTTTTTGTGTTGCCCCAGTAGCATACTCCTGTTCTTTTGTGTAAGCAAAGATACTTTCTTCCACTGTAGAATTATCATGCATATACACTTCAACTTCTGCAAGGAGTTCTGTTACTTTCTTTTCTTTCTTTTCGATACTCTCTTTCCCAAGTTTTTCAAGTCCATCAATGAAAGACTCTTGCATAGTAAGTTTCTCAGTCAAAGACTCTTTCTTTAAAGTAAGAACTTTAATATCTTCTTTACCTTGCCTAATCTTTTCCTTGATAATTGTATTCATGGACGAGAATATCTTGATGTCCAACAAATCTTCAATAACTTCTCTACGATTATTTGTAGTAAGTTGCATAAAAGGAACAAAAGTGCTACTGCCCAGAATCACAATTTGGGTAAAGGACTTATAATTCATCTTAAGTACATTTTGTTCCAACCACTTCTGCTGATCTATAGCAGCTGAAAATTGATCCATTAAAGAATCATTCCTCCAGATCTCAAATATATTTGGTTTGATTCCACGAACAATCTTCCAGTCTGTGTTATTGACAGAGAAACAAACTTCGACTCTACAATCCTTTTCATTCGTAGAGTTGATCAGTTGAGGTTTATTAATTTTACGAAACGGTTTTCCAAACAAAGAAAAAGTCAAAGCATCAAGAACAGTTGACTTACCCGCACCATTCGTTCCAATGATTAGGTTAGTATTATTTTCAGTAAAATTAACTTCCGTATATTGATTACCTGTTGAAAGAAAATTTTTCCAACGAATGGTCTCAAATAAAATCATGCTCTTTGGGTGGAATTACAACATCATGCTTTGTGATAATAGTATACTTGTAATCATGCAGTTCACAAGTTTTTACCATTACCTCATCATCTACTTCTATAACATGCATCTCGGGAGCACCTTCGTCCTCCAACATCATAGCATATCTTGTAGCATCATCTTCGCCTTCAAACAAATATAAAATGTCTTCGCCATCGTCATCGATAACAGAATATGCTCCTTGTGTTTCCTTTCCGTAGATTGTTAAGATGTACATTTAGACTAACTCACATGCTTCCTGATAAATTTCTTGCATGATTTTTTGAATCAAAGATTTATCAAGACTAATCTCTGCTTCCTCAATATACCTATTCAATATAGAAAGAGTATCTTCAGATTCAAGAGGATTAAAGTCTTCTTCATTATACCAACCACCAAAATCAAAGTTCTCAACAACTTTGAGTTCTGCTACTCCCGAAGCATATAGTTTATCGATAAACTTCTCGAATTTTTTTGTATCGGTTTTTTTGCGAACAATAACCTTTACAATTTTGTCTTCATACTCACGAGCATCAAAAGTTTGATGATCAGTATCCTCATAGTAAATGTTATAGAAAAGTCTATAAGGATTATCTACTGAAACATGTTCAAGAGTTTCTGTATCAAAGAGGGTGAATCCTCTCCTATCACCAACATCTGTCCAGTAGATTTCGTATGGATTTCCCAAGTAGAAGATCCGTCCATCATTCGATCGAGTGTGATAGTGACCGCTGAAGACCTTGGTGAACTTTGAATATAGTTCGCCCGAATGACCATGATCCATGACGATTTGTCGATTAACTCTAAATCCCTGGAGCTCAAGGTGCCCCATCGCGCATTTGCAATTTGTCTTTTCAATAAATTGATAAGTCTTTTTTTCATTTTCCTGATTAATCCACGGTATGAAAAGTGTGTTGAGATTACCCAACTTGACTTCAGTTGCTTCCGAATAAACTGTGACATTATCATACTCGCGAAGAAGCAAGTCTACTGCATTCACATCATTTGTGTTCTTGTAATATGCAGTATGATTACCAACAATTGTATGAACACGGATACCCATATCCCTTAGAGGATCATAGTAATTATCTTTTGCCCAAGATAAAGCAGAGAAATCAATTCCTTTACGACTATCAAAAGTATCTCCCATATCTACAATCGTAGTGATACCTTCTTTCTGAAGAGTGGGAAAAAAGGTATCATTATAAAACTTCAAAAAGTAATCATGAAATAACTTAGAGTTTTTACGAGCACCAAAATGTTGATCGGTAATGATTGCAACTTTCATCAATTACGGAGCTTGGAATGCACAGCGTCTTTGATGCTATTATAGTCTGAGTAGTTCGATCCGTCAAGGGTGTTGTTGTCGTCAAACACCTCACTGTATCCAGACCGTTCAATAATTTTATTCTTAATTTCTAACTGACGCTTTTCCCTTTGGATCCTACGGAGAAACGCATAATGAATAATCTGCGTAAAGTAAGCAAAAGGATTTTGAGATTTCTCAGGATTAAAATTATGAATGTACTGAACGCAATTTTCGATTCCATCAGAGATCATGTCCTCCTTGAACATGTAGTTGACAAAGTTTGGTTTGAATGATAGATGATTTGCAATCTTTAAAAAACACTCACCAATGTATCTTGGAATTGGTGGTTTTGTATCCCAATGCTGAGATCTATCTTGTTTAGTCGGTTCCCTACCATACTTCACAAGGAAAGTTCTTTCAACTTCACTTCGATAAGCAACCATAGCTGCCAGCAACTCTTTGTTATTTACATAGTGTTCTGATCTTTTTCTTTTTGCCATACCTGGTTGAATCATAAATTTATCTCATATTATGTATAGATTATATCATCTTTAAACACACTTGACAAGGTTCTGAAATACCTGTACAATTACCTTTGTGGGGGTTCAAGAGAAGTATTAGCTCTCTTTAGTACCTTTGCTTTTATAGATCTTTTCTAAAAGTTCTTTAGTATCATTGACATTACCAAGGTATCCCATTCTACGATTAATCTTTGAGTTATTTTCTGATCCATTAGTTTGAGATTGACGCACATAATTTTGATACATCATTATCATTTCAATATCAGACGACTCTGACATCGTTAACACATTATCGAAATTGATAATGAACATGTCATCTGTTGTTGTCTTTAACCAAGGTTCTACTTTGTATCCTACAGGAGATCCTGTCTTTGTTTTTATTTCAGAAACAATTACTGGATTTGTTACTAAAAGCATTGTTCTGTCATCTTCATCAGAAGCTGCTACTTTAGCAAAAATCTCTTCTCCAGATTTAAGTTTGACTGTTGCATAAAAATCATCTTCTATCATAACTGCCCCCTTAATTGAATGGTTATAATCTCATAATTAAATTTTTCTTCATTATAAGTTTTTATTCTTTCTATGAAATGATTGAGTGTGTAATTTCGTCTGGACTTTGTTGAACAATCATCTGAGATGTCATATAATGTTGCTTTTACTTTGTCCTTTCCTTTTCTAAGAACTCGTCCAATACTTTGAAGATTACGGATTCTGGATTTACTTGGAGAGGCAAAGATGACATTATGGAGATTTTTAATATTGATACCTGTAGAAAAAGTTCCATAAGAAGCAACAATGATAGCGTTGTTTTCTCTTTCTGTAATTTCTCTTACTCGCTCTCTTTCTTCTGCATCTACCCCGCCATGTACAAAAAATACCTTACGGTCATCTCGCTTGTTATTATTTATCTTATCGTAGAGCACCTGTCCGTGTGCTTCAACTCTTTGGAAAAGTATAAGCGTGTTACCTTTAAGATCTAAAGAAAGATTTTTAATAAAATTATTTCTCTGTTCGTGAGTGATTAAATACTGTATCTCATCTTCGTACACATCAAAATTTTGTGGAGGATGTTTAAGTACAAGACATTGAATATCAAGTTGAGAGAGATGTCCTTGTCTCATTAACTCATCAGTTCTTGTTACTTTATATGATGGTCCAAACAGTCCCTCTAACACCCACTTGTGCGTCTGTGTGCCATCTAAAGTTCCAGTAAATCCAAATCTATACTTTGCATGATGCAACTTGGTCATGATCTGTATTAGAGACTTAGACTTGAATAAATGTGCTTCATCACCTATAATGACACCATAGTCTTCAAAGAAAGATCTCTCAAGTTTATATACAGATTGCCATGTTGTAATCGTTACTGGAGCACTATTAATTTTCTCTTTCCCAGAATAGATACGGTGACAATATGAATCAGCATCCCAGCCATAGTCAAGAAAGTCCTTATACATCTGTTCTACAAGAGATGTCGTCGGAACAACTAAAAGTATTTTTTCTCCTTTCGCAACGTAATATCTTACTATTGAATAAATCATCAGAGATTTGCCGCTTGCAGTGGGCGATATCAATAGTTTTCTATTATGCTTTAGGGCACCATATACTCCCTCAACTTGATACTTCCTGGGAGTATGAGCACAAATGGAATGCATATAATCCTTAACGCCCTCCATTGAGATATGATCATTCTCCTCATACGGAGTGCCATAGAATTTATTATCTTCAAACTTGTAAGTGTACCCATAGTTCTTACAGAAGGATACTATTTTATCTAACAGACCAACATAGATCTGCTTAGACCGCATATCATATAAGTGAATTTCTCCGTTCCAATTCCTACCACGATACTGTGGCATAAACTTTGCATTTGGAACTTCAAACTTAAAATGATCTCTTAACTCATATTCAATATGAGGTTCTGTATTAATTTTTAAAAATACTTCGTTTGACTTAGATATAACAAGATTGGCTGATGTATCAATCACATAAGTCCATTCATCTGATAATATTTATTACAAATTTTCAAACTTGTATTCTAATATCATTCTATACAACGAATCTCTCAAATACCAAAGGTGCTCCTGTTCCATTGGATGTCTGGCAGGAGAACCTTCCCAATTTTCAATTCTTTTCAAAACACAGTGATGTAAGAGACGAATATCCTCTATAGTTAAATTGACTGTGTAATCAAATTCTTGACTTGGTTCAAACTCTTCATTCATTATCCTAATCCAGAGTTAAATCTCATAAACTCTATTGCGTTTTTAATTTGATAAGTTCTATTAGTTATCTGCTTTAAGATACTCTCAATATAAACAAGCATCGTATCATAATAATCAATCTTTAAACATACTGTAGAGAGTTTGTCGTCTGCATCAAGATACTTTTGCATTGTATCTTTGTCTCTAATTTTTTTGGGAAAAGGATTTTCTATGTATACATCAGGATCAGATTTACCGCTGAAGTATTCATATCGTTCGTGTCTTATATTTTTTCTTTGTTGTTCTGCTTTTTTTCTTAACAGAAATATAGTATTATATAACTCAAAGTATTTTGCATGAAGAGTGGGGATGTTTAAGGATTCTGTATGTAAATTGTCGTTATCTATTTTAGAATCCTTTTCCCACATCCCTTGAAGTTTATCAAGATCGATCATAAAGATTTATTGGACAAATCAGTCAGGTTGTATATAGTATACTTGAAACTAACGTCTGCTGTAAAGTATTCAATGTCTGTGTCAGTGGCATCAAACGTAATAGTAGACAATGAATATGGGAACATATCTTTAAAGTTTACATTAAACTTTGCAACCAAGTTACTACTCAAGATTTGTAAAGTTCCATCAGAGTAAATGTTATCTCCTGCTCTACCAAAGTTTCCTGGTAGAACTGCTTCATTCTCAAGATTGTTGAACTCCTGTATAGACTCAGGATATCCAAGACCACGAATCCAATTTTGAATCTCCATGTAGTTGACAAGATCTTCATCAACTAAAAATCTAAGAGTAAGATCACCAAATTGAATCTTATCACCAGGTACGTCAATGTCCTTCAGATAAGAAGGTTGAGTTGCAATACCAAGATCCAGTGATGGAATATTTGCTTGATTGCAGAAAAATGCTACGCCAGGACTTCTTTTCAGGGAAAACTTAAACCCTGTTGGTGCAAGAAAATTTCTATTATCAATCGGTGTACCTGGTCTATCCTTGGGCGGTTTTCTTGTTGCCATTATTCACTCACTACAACGGCAGAAGTAAATGCACCATTTGTACCATCAGGATTTGCAATCTTTGCGTTTGCGTCTTCCTCAGTAGAAAAAGTTACTTTACCTTCTGGATTATCAGAAAAACGAGCAATCCTTGCATTATCTTCACCAACATAGTAAAGAGTTTTACTTGGATTGAGACTGAAAGGTTTTGTGATATAGTATGCCATAAGTTGTTTTTTAACTATTTATCAGTTTACATAAAAAAAGACCTCCCGTGAGGGAGGTCTGAAAGGACATGTGGGGCAACCGCTTCCGCAGCAACCACTTGAATCACATGAGGTTCTTAACTGCAACTCTTCTGTAGTAGCGGTTGCTGTTAACTCTGAGGCGACCTGCGCCAACGGTGGTTCCTTCAGCGAATGGGTTTGCGACCATGCCGTAGCGGGTCTTAAAGCCAATCTTGGGCTGGAAGGTGTTCTCTCCAACTGCACGAACCATCTGAAGAGGAACGTATGGGCAGTAGAATAGACCTGCGTCATAAGGTGAAGTACCCTTATAACCAACAACGTAATACTGGTTGCCGCCTGCTGCGTTAGCAGAGGTGAGGTTTGCAGAATAAGGATCGATGTATACACGATACTTACCTTGCAGAACACCAGCGAAGGTGTTACCAGTGTCGTCAACGTTCAGGTTAGCGTTGAGTGCGGGGGTGTAATCAAGTACACCGGCCATGGTGAGTGCGGAAGCAACGTCTGCAGAACACAGAATCATGTTGCCCTTTCCTCTACGAGTGCGCTGTGCAATTGCGTTAGCGTCTCTCTCGATTTGGAACAGAAGTCCTTTGAACTTCTCAACAGACCAACGACCATTGGAGTCGATGTCCAGGTCGAAGATACCAGCAGTAGCGGTGTTAGAAACAGCGCCTTGCTCAGCAACCTTATATACGGTTCTGATTACTTCGCGGTTGATCTCAGCCAGGATCTCAGAAGAGAGGATGTTGGCGAGTTCTGCTTCAGCGTTCAGACCGTGGATTGCCTTAAGGTCTTGTGCCAGTTCCAAGGAGTACTCAGCTTTGAGTGCTCTGGACTTAGCGGTTACGGTGACTTTCTCGATCGAGAATGCCATCTCGTTGAAAGCATCACCAGTGGTGCCAAGGTCTTCTGCCTCGTCGGTACGCATACCCTCACCGACGTTATATCCGGTAGAAGATGCAGAACCAACAGGGTTCAGTGCTGCTGGGTTGCTACCTGCTTGTGCGGTAGTACCCAAACCAGCATTACCATCGGCAAATCCGTTGGTGAGGTCGAATCCTTCGTTCTGACCAGAGAATGCGGTATTTGCTTCATCAAACAGTGCTTCTGTACCACCCTGTGAGGTGAACTTAGAACGCATTGCGAAGATCAGTCCAGTAGGACCAGACATTGGTTGTACGCCAGCGAGGTCATATGCGACCAGGTTAGGCATAGAGCGTCTGATCAGGGAGATCAGTACAGGGTCGAAACCTGCAACCGTCTGACCACCTGAAGAGGTGTAGCCACCATTACCAACAGCGTTGGTAGGTTGCTCTGCAATCATGCCGCCTTGCTCAAAGGCGACTTGCTCGTGCATAAATTTTTCTTGGTTTTCCAGCAGGACGGCGGTAACCGCTCTACGATGGGGATCTGAGATTTTATCAAGACCCTCATAGTTGAGGAGAGGTGCCCACTTTTCCTGCAACTGTTCGGATTGGAACATTTGCTTTTAAAGGGTAATGTTTACGTTTGAACTAATATTAAATTCAGTTTTGCAAAGTCGAACCCAGGGTTCTCAGGTATGCAGACATTGAGTTAGAGTAGGACTCTGGTGCTGCGTTGTCTACGCCCTCTGAGAGAGTTTCAGACTTAGCCACGGAAGACTCTTTCTTGGAGTTAAAATATGACTCCTTGAGTGTTTCCAGTTTTTCACGATAAGATTCTTCACTTTCAAACTCTACACTTTCGGAAAGTGAGGCGAGCTTCTCTTTCTGAGTGACTGCAAGTCCTTCAGAAACTTGATCTAAGATTCCATCAGCAACCGACTCTGCGAGACGCTTGTTAAGTGAAATATTTTTCTCAATCTGCTCGTTGAGTTTTGTCTCCATGTCATCAAGTTTATCTACCATGCTCTCGACTACATCATACTTTTCATCAGGGATTGATACATAATGTTCTTCAAACAGACCTCTCATTCCCTGAAGGAAGGATTCGGTCATTTCAGTCTTGAGTGCATGTTCAATAACAAGTGCGTTCTCAGTGAACCACTCGTCAGAAACATATTCAAGATAAGAATCAACTCGCTCTGCGAGTTCTTCTTTTGCTTCAGCAACTTGCTCGTCCAGTTTAGCAGCATATTTCTGCTCCAGGGACTCATTTACTTCAGCAATCTTGGACTTAAGCGCGGCCTCAAAAATAATTTTAGCCTTCTCTCTGAATTCCTCAGAGAGTTCTTCGCCGCCAAGAAGTGCATTGACATCTTCTTCGATATCGACTTCTTCTGTGGTTTCTTCTTGCTCAGCAACTACCTCTTCAGTAGAAGTTTCTTCCTCTTCGATGGTTTCCTCATCATCGAGGATTTCTTCTTCCTTCATTCCTTTCATAGGTTCTGCTGCTTTTGCTCCTTTGTTAACCACATCTTTGACACCTTTGAGAGTTCCTCCAGGAGTCTTTAACTTTGCTGAGTCGTCGTCTGGCTTATAGTTCTCGGGAGTAGGACCTCCGAGATCTTCGTATGAACCAGCGATGGACGTATCCATAGAGTCAGCTGGTTTCGCCCCGGCATTGACAGCAGTTTTGGATTGCTTTGTGCCTACTTCCATTTCTTGTAAATCTCCACTGGACATTTGAACGCTCCGATTCTTTACTGTATAAAATCTATATTTATTTATAAATTATAATATTTTATGTATCAGATTAGATACTATTAAGGAAATCATCGAACAGATTCAATTTCTGCTCATCCAATTTCTTTTGATCAACTAAAGTATTGATATGCTTATAGGTCTTTTCTGCATATTTTTCACGGAGGATGCCACCATCCCAGACCCAATCTTTTCCTTCCATAATACCCTCAACAAATGCATCGGGAGCAGAAGGATCAGCAACGATATCAGCAGCAGTTGCTAACATGAAGTCGTCACCAACAACATTAGTTCCCTCACGAGTCATTTTAAGGGATCCAATACCACGAGAAGAAACACCAAGTCTTACACCTTCACCAATAAGTGATTGTGCAATCTTGCCCATAGGTGTGCTAAGAATCTTCGCTTTACCAATAAAGTTAGAACCAGATTCTTTCAACGAAACAATCTTGTGTGATACTCTGTCAAGATTAACGGTTGGACCGTCAGGATGACCGAGTTCACCAAGTGCTCTACCTGCTTGAACATGGTTCTCATTATAACGAGAAACCTCGCGACGAAGAGTCTCCATAGGATACATACGACCATTGCGGTTCTTGATGTTTCCTTGAAGGAATACACCTTCAATGTACAGGTTTTTTTTACCGTTGCGGTCTTCAACGATAAAGTCAACTGTTTCGATTTCTTCTCTGATAAGTTTCATTGGTTTTTACGCGGTGACTCCTACTCTTGCAACTTTAATTGTTGCACTGCCAATATAATAAATGGTATCTTCTGGATGTTTTTCAATCGTTTCAACAGTTCCACTGGGAACAGTGATAGATCCAATACCAGAATAATTAGCATCCTGTACAAATAAAGCCGCAGTTGCACCAGAATCATTATAGATTCTGACAAATCTGGCAGAGTCAACGGTCGTTGAGTTGGCAATTCCCGTAGCTAATTTTTGTTCACCAGCAGAAATGATTATCCTTGACATTTTTTATACAGAATTTTTATTTATTTATAAGTATCAGACACCATCAGTAGTTTCGATGTCTTCATCATCAATTTCGCTTTCAACTTCAGCAGGGTCACCAAAGGTTTGAGACGCTACAAAAGGTCGAAATGCGTCAATCTTCTCTGCAGATTTAGCAAACAAAAGATCTTTAATTTTGTCGCTGATCTGAGAGGGAGACTCGTCAGTCACAATAGAATCTAAAAGGTCATCCATTTAATTGTATAATAAACAACTACATATATTTATATTTCACCACCCTTGGGCAATTCTGGTGCCTCAGTGGCAGATCCATCAATTTCAGGTTCCATCACTGGAGCACCTAAATCACCACCAGCACCTTCTGGTGCAAAGGGTAATCCTGTTGAAGGATCAATAGTCGCAGGGTCAGGAATAATACCTTGTTCAATTTCATTTTTAATCAACTTATCCTGTTCAAGAATCTCAACATCAGTCTGACGCAGAATCTTACGGCGAACATAATCTTGAGAGTAATACTTACCAACATATGGTTCTGCAGTTGCAACAAGAGCAAGTCTCTCATTCATCAATTCTGCATCTTTCAGTTCTGAGAAATGATTGTCATACAAGAAATCATACTGAATATGCTCACTCATAATCTCCCAATCTTCAGGAGTAATTACATTCTTTAGGATCAATTGGGTCTTCAGCATGTCATTAAACATGTTGGAGAATCTTTTTCTCAAACGAGAAACAAACTTAGTGAACTTTAGTTCGTCTCTTAAGATCTCAGAAGATCTCCCCAAGTTAAACCCACCTTCTCCATCCATTCGTGATGGAGGGACGTTAAGTGAACGGTAGAGTTTCTTTTTAAAATACTCAATATCAGTGATTTCACCCAAGTTTTGTCCGCCAGGGAGAGTGGAGATTTCGGTTCCTCTTCCACCCTCACGCCTGGGAAGCCAGAAGTCTTCAAGCATTGCCATGTGCTTTTTGTCATCTCTGATTTCTCCAGTATCAGCATTATATACAAGTTTGTTGCGGTAACGCATCATTACATCACGTAGATATTGTTCTGCTTTTTGCTTAGGCAAATTACCAACATCAATGTAGAAAATTCTACGCTCAGGTGCTCTTGAGAGTCTATAAATTACAAGACTATCCTCAATCATTCTAAGTTGATTGAGAGACTTGATTGATTTGTGAAGATATGATAGTGTAGTTCCTTTATTACGATCTACCAGACCAGATGTGCAGTATGTGATCGCATCCTTTGAAATCTTGACCCCGGCACTTGCTCCAGTCTGTGCTGGATTACCAACAGGATATTGGGATTTTGGATTGTAGATAAAATATTCTTCTATTTCTGGAAAGTTGTAATCCATTGGATTATCACTTCTCAGTTTTTGGAAAGCATTTCCGTTTAATTTATCTCCAGGTTTCTTCTTTTCTTGTCTTATATAACGCATTTTTGCTGCGTCAATATAACGTAACTCCTGAATTCCTTCAGTAGGATTCTTCAGATCGATAATTTTATGATAGTAAATACGACCATCGATATACCAATTGCGATAGATTTCGTGCGCTTTCTTGTCGAAATCTAAAAGATCGAGAATATGTTTAAATTCTTTACGAATTTTACTCTTAATACCATCGCTGGCATTGAGATTTGATAGTTCAATTTCTACAGGACTATCATTCGTATCTGAAACAACTGCTTCGTTTACAATATCTTCGATAGCACTATCCGCTTCAGGATGAAGTGCCATCTCACGATATCTTTTAATTAGATCAAACTCAGTACGAAATACTCCTTCTAAGTCAACATAAGACCCAAAAAAACCACTACTCGCATAGTGATCAGCCCCATCCTCATTATTAGGAGGAACGGGACTGACTGCACTTGGAGATAGTGGTTCGGTGTCCTCAATAGAGAACCCAAATAACTTAGACATGATTTATTTTCTAAGGTTTCCTACGACTATTTATTAGCCGTTAGGAGAAGGGGCTGTTGCTCCTACCTTTGGTTCAAGAATGTTGAAAGACTGAACCTGGAATTCTACGGTGAATTCTTCAATGGTGTCAGTGCTATCGTATGAGAGATCAATCTGAGAAACATTAGTTGGAAAAATGTCCACAAACTGATACTCTGCAAGAACAGCATTGCTGCTTCCTGCGTTATCTTTGCTGCTTGCAGCTGAACCTCTACCAAGTTGATAGACCTTCGCGTTGACCATGTAAGCACCTGGGTCAGTTGCACCAAGGTTGTTATCCAACTTAGCGATCTGTTCTGACCATTCTTCAAATGCTCTTCTCAGCCTGAAGTCTTCATCGTTGATAATGGTGATAGTCCATGGATCGATGGTTCTGTCACCTGCAACTTTGAAAGTACGACCTCTGAAAGGAACGTCAATCGAAGCAATGTTCTGTGCTGGCATGTTTGCTGCCTTACACATGAACTTGAAGGTATCCGCATCCCATCCCTGCACGCTGGCAGGGAGGGTGGTGAGTTCAACCTCAAATAGATTAGGGCGAGCACCGCCCCCAATCAGTTTTGATTTAAAATCAGCAATGGTTTGATTTGCTCTGGATGTTGCCATTAGTTTATCCTCCTGGAGTTATTTAGCGATACTTAATTAAACTCGACCTGCTACTTCTTCAAAACTAACCCCTGTACGGGTAGCAACGAAGGAGAGAGTGATGTAGTTAATCGACTTCGCTGGTTTTAGGAAGATATCTGCCCTAAACTCATTGTTGTCAATGATATCAGGAGTGTTGTTTGAAGTGTCACAAACAACCAGGAATCCATAGAGTCCTCTCTTTGCCTGAACATCGCGGAGATAAGGTTCAACGATGTTTCTAAAGTTCGCTCTTGTCAACTCATCATTGAGTTCAAAGAGTTGTGCCTCTGCTGCTCTTTCAAGTGCTTGCTCAATAGTGAGGAACAAGCGACGGACGTTGATTCTATCGAATGCAGATGCATATGCGAGTGCAGTCTTATCACCGAAGAGGAGTGTTCCGATACCAGGTTTGGTGACAAAGGAATTGATTCTTGCGGGATAGAGTTTGTCTCTCTGTGCCTTGGTTGGATTATATGCAAGTTTGATAGCGTTGTTGATAATACCACGCTGCTCACCTGCGGGTGAGAACCAAGGATATGCTTCAATTGCAGTTCTGGTCATCAGTCCAGCAACGTCGGGGTTGGTTGGAATGTAACGGAACTTGTTGTTGAAGCGATCATAAGTGAATTTATAACCAGTATCAAATACTGCATAAGAAGAGGAATTCAGAACTGAGAAGTACTGAATCAAGTTATCAGTTTGAGTAGTTGTATTGGTTACATTGATCAGATTTGTTCTGTGTGGACCAACAACAGCCATGCAATCCTTTCTTCCTTCTGCAAGAGAGATCAGGTAGTTTGCTTTTGCCTGTGATTCTTGCTCAGTAGAACAACCAGGTCCCATGATCAAATAATCAACTGCAATTTCATCCTTATTCTCGAAGAGTTGATAGGATGTTTTCAGGTTACCCAATGAGGTGGTCATTCCACCATTGTCTCCAGTAGCAGGAACTCCACCACTATAGTCTTTACCGCCACCAAGTTGATAAGTTACGTTACCAACTGCACTGAAGTAAACGTCTTGTGCTTTTTGTCCCCAAAGTCCACCTGCGGTGGTGATTTGAGTAAAGGACTCAGACTTAGTACCGGAAACAGAAGTAAATCCGACTGCTCTTGGTGCAGTGCCGTGATGTGAGTCTGCTGCGCTTGATGGATTGCCAGCAGCGAACAGATTTTCAGAGAAGTCTGCAAGATAATCTTGATACCAGACTTTTTGAGGTGCGTTAACGTTAGAAACAGAGTCAACTGCTTTAGAGAGACTCACATGCTTCTCAAGGATATTACCTTGAATTCCACTGATAGTTCCTTCGTCGTCAATAACAATAACGTGAATTGCATCTGCACCACCATTTCTGTTTGTCGAATAGACATTGGAAATAGGTTTCGGGGCAATAGACTTCCAGTATACAGTGCTGTTAGTCAGACCCAGTGTTTGTTCATCATACCAATCTTTAACACTGGTTGCGGTCAGAGTGTATCCAAGACCGTCAGTCTTAACACCAGCAGTGGTAACGAAGTGAAGATTATCAGAAACTGCAAATGCTGTTCCTCTATTGGATTCTGCATAAGTGACTCTTGTCTCTGTTGCACCACTACCAACTGTTTCTACACGAGAAACAACCTTAACTTCAACCGAACTGTCTCCACCAGCAGCATCAGTATTGATACCAGTAACAATTCCCTTAAGATAACCAACAAATGAACTTGTACTTCCTAAACCAGGAATTGCTGTGTCGATTGAACAGGTGACACCCAAGCCAATCACAATACCTGCTTGTGATGGTGCAGTGGTTCCGATTCCGATTCTTTGATCGGCAAGATCATCGATAGTGCAAACTTTTAACCCATTAGCCCAAGAACCAGGGTTCTTAGCAGCGTAGTTATAGTTTGTTGCGTCAGCATAGTTATTGATATAGTCGTCGTAGTTCTTAATCTTCAGAGTTGTGGTGCTTGCAATACCGACACCAGCATTTGCGTTCTTTAGATTATCGCCGTCAGTTCTTACAACCTTCAGAACTCCACCATAAGAGAGAAAAGATGATGCACTCATCCAATACTCATATTGCGAATCCGTTGAAAGTGGCTTACCGTAAACGCCAATAAGATCTTGTTCAGTAGTTACGTCAATTGGGTCATCTACAGGTCCAATTGGGAAGGGTCCAGCAATTGCACCAATGTTATCCAGTACATTCTCAGCTCTCCCTACTGTTAAATCAACCTCCCTGATTAATACACCAGGAGATAATTGAGGAGTCGCCATGTTTTGTTTCTCCGTGAATCTCAGTTTGTCTAAGAATATTTATTAAAAACATACTTTTCGC